AGAATCATTCTACGGCTCCTTACATTGCTCGGCTATATCGTCGTATAGGTTTTGCAGGCTTTCTATCCAATCAGCTAGCACGTCCAATTGGCAAACAAAATGTAAATCTAAAAAATTGCATTGGATTACTACATTGCCATCTAAGTCATCGGAAATTAAAAGGTCGCCGATTTTTGTTCCTAACAGTGGTTGTTTGTCATTCATGTCAATACCCCTTTCCGGTCTGGTTTTCGGCAATTTCTGTGTAAGGTTTTAACTGCATCGGCGTTAAATCCTGCATATTGGTGGCATTGCGCTTATGGCTAGTCTGCTCTCTAAGCCTAAAAAAGCCATCATGCTGTGGATACTTTTTCATAAATGCTCTGGCATAAAAAGCTGGATGGTTGTTGCCTACCTTAAACTGCGTGACGCCATCGCCGCCTGCATCTTTCTCCCAGCGTATTCTCTCAAATACTGCTTTGGCAGAATAATGCTTGTAGCCTCTGTTTATCATCTGAAAGGCAAAGTCAGTAAACAGTTGCCATACCTCTGGGTGCTTTGCGTGGTATGCCTTTACTTGTTCTCGCATTTCTTCGTAGCGTGTTTTCATGCGTTACTCCTAACAATATATCCCTTTTTAAGTTACTGCCGTAACCTAATTCAATATAAATAGAATGACGCGCTATGTATACCGTATCGAATCTTGTCGTCTATTCCCGTTACCAGCACTCGGCACTGGGAGGCGCTTAATAGAGAGGGTCAACTCCGCTCCGAGGTTCTTCGGTTCCTCGGCCTAACGCCCGATATACTCTGAGGAGGCAGTGGCGGTCACACCACACCATGTGATAATCTTTAGAAGTGCCGTTACTCCCCTTTCGGCACTCATGGTTACTCCTAACGTAGTACCCCGCCGCAAGGCGGGGTTTTTTTATAGCCCTATTCTAAGAAAGTCATCAATGGTCATCTCAAAGTGGCTTGCCAATTGTGCTACTCGACTTAACTTTAGGTCTTCACTAGACCGCCATCGCGCAACTTGTACAGGATTGACGCCAATGGTATCCGCTAGTGTTTTATTTGTAACCCTTTTGTCTGCCTGAGCCTTTCGCAGACTGCGCCCTACATTAAAATGGGATGTCATCTTCCGTTATCTCCTGTTGTGGTTGTGGTACAGAATTATCAAGCACTGCCTTAGCTTCTTGTATGCCGCTCTTGGCTTGCTGTGACTGCTGTTCGTCAGTAGGGAATAGGCTTACTTTGCCATCCCACTTTTCTCGCTGGAGAGGCAATGCGTTAAGCTGTAGCCAAATATCATCGCCAGCCTTCCACATTGACCCGATTTCTACCCAATCGTTTTTTTCCTCTCCCTTTGCGTTGGTGTACGGTATCTTAACCTTCGCCCTTCTAATTACTTTCATCTATGCCTCCTAACTGAGCCCTTAGCTCTTTAGCTACTTCCTTTTGATGCCCGTTCAACCGAGCGTTCATTTTTTGCTTAACCATAGGAATCATTTCGTCCCATAGCTGTGCAAAACCTTCTGCATCGCCTCTATCTATCACGCCAGATAGCTGACCTAAATAGTCGGATATTATTGCCTCTGCTTGCCTAAGCTCATCGTCAAACCGATTTTTAAATTTAACTTTATGGCCTGACGGTGCATCGTTATAGATTCTGCTTACCGCTTCCTCTGGCAAGCCTTCTACCCAGCTCATAAACTCTAGCGGCTCGCCAGCTTCCAGCTTTTGATTCGCTATGTCGTAGTCGGTTACTGTTGGTAAATCTTCCCCCGCGTATATATAAAGCCCTAACCCGTGCAGTGCTATCGCCTTTGCCAAGCATCTTTGCATCGCAGTGTTAACGGCAAAGCAGTCTGGATTTTGAATCGGCTTGTTTCGGTGATCGGTGACAGGCAAGTATGCGGTTCTTGTTATACCATTAGCCGTTAGTTTGCACCATACCATCATTGTGCCATCTGCAAAAATACTTGGCTCTGGCATTTCCCATTCCGCATCTGGCACACGCTTCAGCAACTCTTGCACTGCGTATGCCCAGCTTAGATATGTAAACTGTCCCTTTTGCTCTGTGTACTCGTTTACTACGACCTGTGATAATTCTCTGTATAAGCTCATAACGCTCCCCTTAAAAATGGTCTAACGCCAAATCCTGCACAACTTCCCAACAGTGTGCGCAGTATTTGTTGCTATCGTCCTCTTGCTGATATACCGGACCCGATACATGGTCGTTGCAACATGAACACCACTGCATCGCGTCCCACTCTGGCGTACCGTACTCGCGAAGCACAACGGGTATACCGTCATACTTGCTTTCGTGCTTAATAACCATGGGTCTTGCTCTCGTAGTCATCAGGCTCGAACGGGTCTTCCTCTGGCGGCCCCTGTTCTTCGGCATACTGCCGCGCCTTTAAAAGGGCTAATGACTTTTCAAGCTCGCGAATAGACTCTTCAAGCTCTGATGTGTCCAGTAACGGTATCTCTTTAAACTTTTGCATCTGCTTTCCCCTTATTAAGTTCCACGTGGAACATTGTCATTAAATACCAAACCGAGCGTGCTGTAAACCTTTTGTTATACATTTATCTCGGGCAGTCTCACTGTAACCCGTCAAGATATAGTGTTTACTTTTTTGTTAAAGTATGGTATAATGAGAGAAACGGCGATAAGACCGTACCTAGCTCCAAGCGAGCAGGCAGTTTTTTAACAAGACGGCTTTCTATTAACTTTTAGTTAGGAGAAGTTCATGAGATTTTCAGATACTTACTACACGATCAGCCCTCGGTATTACCGCGGAGGTGATTATAAAACGGGAGTTAGAGTTGGACACAAAGAGAAAAAGGCTTTGTACGCCAAGCTCAAAGAGCATTTTAAGCAAGGCGGCGATACTCCCTTTAAGACTGAGCAAGACGGCATAGATGCTTTACTAGCCGCTGGGTTATCACTAGATGATTACAGTGTTAACGAAACCTGCTCGGTAAGCCTATAGCAACCAGCACCCCGCTTCGGCGGGGTTTTTAATAGCTCCAGATTGTCGGATATGGGCGCTCGTAGTCCCAATCAAGATGAATAAATCTGCCTTCTCCGCGCTGGTTTACCCCGACCCGTGGGCAACCATGCGCTAGGGCCACCTCTAAGAGCCTGTAGGCGCGATCACGGTCTAACCCTATGTCTACCGCTTTACCTGTTGTATGCGCTCCTAGGCGCGTTTTAGAGGCTTCTAGCGGGTGGTTAGGACAGCGGTATCCACTGGTCACTGGCATCGGACCAAATTCCCTGCGGATAGAGTTGAGAATTTTTAAAACGCCTTCGTCAAACTCATACTTGCCGCAGTGCTGGCAAGCTAATTCTTCCTCGGTAAAGTAGCTCATTTCTCGCGCTGTACACCTTTAGACTTTTCAAAGCTCCTCATCCCAGACAAGCCAAGCATACCAATCAACACTGGCATAAATGTTTCCAAGTCAATGAGAGGTACTTGTATTTCATTTCCAGAAAGAGCGAGGCCGAAATTAGCAAAAGGGATAATGATGTAATTACCGGCAATGCCTGCGACAAAGCACCAGCCAAGCGCGGGACGCCAGCCAGCAATAAAGATGCTTTTATGCGCGGCCTCTTGCTGATTAACGGCCAGTTGAGCCTTGTTGATTTCATGCGCGTGCCGCTCCGACATAGTGGCGATTTCATGCGCTAGCCTATTGCGCTCATCTGCATCGGGAATAAATTTATCCAGAAGGCTGGATACAGGGCCGACCAGCAGATCAATCATTTGTCTGCCTTGCCATCTAGCTTTTCTTCGATAGCATCAAGCTTATCAAACAGCCTTTGCATATCGCTTTTCCATTCTTCGCGTTTGAGATATTCACCCGCCACAGATACCTGCAAGTTGCCTACCTGCTGGTCAAGATTCTTGACGCTATCCCACATACTTTTTAGCAGTAGCGCATAGGCACCCGCCGCAATAGAAATAATCGTGTTAATAAGCGCCTGATCCACAATCATCTCCATAGCTCATGCCACATTTGCCGCGCGGCTTTCTTGGCCTTTTTGTAGCGCACTTTTGCGTCTACTCGAACGGTATAGAAAAAACCATCAACGCGGGTAACAGCAGTGCGGAGATCACTGCGAACACCAGCAAATACTCTAGCCACTTCCAATCTGAAGGTGTCACGATCCATCCCTAGGCTCACCATCGTTGCACCTGTCCTGCCACTCCATTTCCTCAAAGGAAGGGATGCCAGTAGGCTCGTAATAGTCACACATATTATACTCGCCATCGCTATTTACGTCACAGCCGATTTGCCAGCTAATCATTGCAAACGTCAGCCCTTCTGACCACGGCTCATAGCTCTCACACCATTCGTGACTACCTACAGCGCCAGCAGGCTCTACATATACATAATCCCGCTTATCGCTAGGCAAAACTTGATTTAGCTGAATGTCGCCCTTGCTGTACTGCTTCATTTGATACAGCTTGCGGTAATTACTGACGTAAACGTGTTCGCTGTCCTTGACGGTGTACTGCGAGCCATCGTCGTACAGAATAACCGTCTCCGCAGTTGCGCCTAACGCAACTAATCCAATCAAACCTGCTATGACGTTTCTCATGAAGCCCCCTGAATAAACGCTATTGTTCCGAAAATGACTGCGCCTGCAACGAGCAGGCCGATGATTCCAAACGTGCTGTCCAGCATAATGCGCCTTCTACGTCTTTGCCGATAGATCGCCTTGTCGCGTTTAGCCTTAATAGAACGGCGCATCATTATCATCTCTTGATACGTTTCAACGCCATAAGCCCAAACAATTAACTCGCGG